TGATTATAACAGGGACTTCAGTTGGCCAATATACTAACTGTACAAGCAGCGAGCGTAACAATGTTATCAGCTTCGGTGCTTATATCGTTCGTAACGGTCGACAGGCAAAGCCGGTATACCGCCACCCGGATTACGCAACACATAGCGATGTTGTGGATCTAAGCGAATACCGCCGCTAAAGCCAAAACGCGTACGACTAAGTATAATGACTACAAAACTCAGCCCGTCTTATTGGCGGGCTGTTTTTTATTTAATCCAGAAAATCGCTGAGCTTAGTGTTTGTGACGGTCAGGATTTTGGAGATGCTCTCTGTTGAGGGCCAGCGGGGTTTGCCGTCGGGGCTGACGCGCTTGCTTTTATTGAAGGTAGTGGGATCAAGTCCGGCCTTCTTGGCAAGGCCAGAGGGCGAATAACCATTATCCTGCGCGAGCTTATCGACCGCATTCCAGATTTCAGAGTGAGTAAACATAGGATTATCGTCCCATTATTGCATGCGATCGTAAATAGGAACAAAATCCTATTTTTCTGCTTGACTTCATTTTTTAAATCTATCATAACTAGAACATAAAGTGAACATATAGAGTTTAAAAAAAGAACAAAGAAACGAAAAACATGGCGAACAGAGAACGGTATTCACCGAAAATCCAGACCGAAACCGAGACTTTCCCTTTCGAAAACGCAGAGGAAGCTTGGTTCTGGTTCATTCAGGCGATGCAGGCGCGCGCAGAGGGTGCCCGTTTTACACAGGGGCTGTCTTTGTACCCGCGTCCTTGCGAACCGATGGATATTCTCAAGCTTGTGGAAAGGTTGCACCGCCAGCGCCGCTTGCTAATGGATCATGTTCTGGTGCTGCGTCATTACGGCAAGCGTCTGTTACCGCCAGACCCGTATCGCGCCAAAGAAATGCGTGCCCACAAATTATGGCACGAGGCGCTGGATCGGCTGGAGCCCGTTTTAATCAATAAAGGAATCATTAGAGAACAACGCGAATTATTTTTGGAGGCAGCGGAATGAAAAACACAATGACATCTAAAATCGAATTACCAGTACAAGCAGAAGAAGGCTTTGAAACAAAAGCGTGGGTCGTATTTACCGGCCAGACTGACAGACCATGGCTGCGCTTTTTGCGTCCCGGTTTTCGTCACTGTTTTGTCCTGCTGAATGATGGCCGCCAATGGATGAGCTTTGACCCGATGCTTAATCATATAGAGGTGAAAATCCAGCATTCGGTTAACGCCGATTTCGATTTGCCGAACTGGCTGGCAGGACGTGGTTACACAGTTGTGAATGCCCCGATCGATCACAGCAATAAAATTCCTGCGCCATGGCGTTTCTTCACCTGTGTGGAGGCGATCAAGCGTGTGCTGGGCTTGCACGCCCGCACAATCTTTACGCCATGGCAGCTATACAAACATCTGACAAATTTTGAGACACAAGGAGAATTATCATGGGAAGTTTAGCCTCTCGTCCAAAGGTTCCGAGCTATAGCGCATCACCGCAGGTTGTTTATATGCCTGCGCCAATGGCCTCGTCACCATCGACAACTAACACAACGACATCGCAGAGTACGGGCGGCAGTAATGTCGACGCAGGGACAGATGGTACGCAAGTTACATCCGAAGCTGCCAAAGAAGTGCGCGAAGATAACCTGCTGCGCCGTAGCCGCGGCCGCCTAAGTACTGTTCTGACAGGGTTTAAAGGCATCCTGTCCGATACCGCAAACACCGCCACAAACAGCCAGCGTAAAAGCCTGCTGGGAGAATAACCATGAAAACGCAAACCAAAGAACAGGCGCAGGATGCTGTGCCTGAACGCAAAGACTATACCTATATTCTGCGCCGTTACGAGGCTGTCAAGGCCAAGCGCAGTAACTGGGAATCCCATTGGCGCGATGCCTATAACTATGCGCTGCCGCAACGTAACGGGTTTGATGGCACAGGCGCGACCGGCCAGCCAAAACATGACCAGCTTTATGATGCAACGGCTATGGATGCCGCGGAGCAGTTAGCATCCAGCCTACTTGGCAATATCACTCCGCCATGGTCACAATGGTTCGGTTTAAAACCCGGCCCTGATATGGGCCGCCGTGAGGCACAGCTGCTTGCCCCAGCATTGGAACAAGCTGGCCGCACGATCCAGAACCATTTTGACCGCTCCAACTTTATTGTCGAAATGCATCAATGTTATCTCGATCTGGTTGTTGGTGGCACAGCTGTGCTGGCTTTCGAAGAAGCCGCGCCGGGGCAGCTCTCGGCCTTCCGTTTTACCGCCGTGCCGCTCAGCCGCGTGACATTGGAGGAGGGCGAAGACGGTATCCTGAACGGTTTCTACCGCACGCTATCCTTAACACTGGAGCAGCTGCGCGATCGTTATCCATTAGCAGAATTGCCGAACGCCGTCTTAATGGCGGGTGAAAAAGACACGCAGCGTAAATTTGAAATCCTCGAAAGTGTCATTCCGAACGCGCTGGGAACTTTTGACTCTACAGCACTGCTGATGGAAGGCGGCAAGCCTGTCTTGCTGCGTGAATCGCGCTTGCCGCAATCTCCACTAATTGCGTTTCGCTGGCTGAAATCACCGGGCGAGATTTACGGGCGCTCCCCTGTTATGAAGGCGCTGCCTGATATCAAGACGGCCAATAAAGTGGTGGAGCTGATTTTAAAGAATGCCTCTATCGCCGTTACGGGCATCTGGCAGGCCGATGATGATGGCGTGCTGAACCCGTCCAATATCGACCTGACACCAGGGACAATCATCCCGAAAGCGGTCGGATCAAAAGGGCTAAGTCCACTTGAAATGCCGGGACGCTTTGATATCTCGCAAATCGTACTGGAAGATTTGCGCGGGCGTATTCGTCACGCGCTTCTGACCGATAAACTGGGGCCTCTTTCAGGCCCGCGTATGACAGCCACCGAAGTGCTGGAGCGCTCCGCCGAAATGGCAATGATCTTGGGCGCAACTTATGGTCGTTTGCAGAGCGAGCTTATGACACCGCTCATCCAGCGCAGCTTTGCCATTCTGCGCCGCCGCGGTGAAGTGCCTGACATCAATATTGACGGGCGCTTGGTTGAACTTGACCACCGCTCCCCGCTGGCGCGCGCACAAGGCCAGCGCGATATCCAGAACACTCTTTTCTGGGTGGAGGCTGCCATGGCCATGGGCGGGGCGGCTGCCGAAGCAATTAGCCTACCTGCCGCAGCGCGTTTTCTGGGCGAGTCCCTCGGTGTGCCGAGTGACCTGATCCGTAAAGAAGCGCCGCCTGCAATCCTTCCCGATAACAATAAAACCATGGAGCGTACAAATGAACCCGATCAAAGACCTGCTGGCTAGCAAAAACAAACCCGTCTTCGAAGTGCCTGATTTCAGGACGGCAGAACGCATTGAGCTGGAGAAAGCCTATGCACGTCTGTTTGGCACAGATGACGGCAAGCTGGTCTTGTCGCATATGCAGGCGCTTGCCTTCATGAGAGCTTACGGTGCGGAGAGTAGTGACGCCCAAATCCGCTACGCCGAAGGGCAGCGCGCCTTGGTCGCGCAGGTCATGCGCTTCATTAACGCAGGCCGCGGTAATTAATTTATAAAAAGGAGAAAACTATGAATGATCTTATGATGCCCCTCGAAACGGCAAATGACTTACCGGCAATCCCTGAAAAATTCCGTGACCCAGAAACGGGCGAGGTAAAGGTGGATGCGCTTTTGAAATCCTATATGGAGCTTGAAAAGAAGATGTCTTGCATGATGCCGCGCCCTGAGAATGACGACGACAAAATTGCTGTTTTCAAAATGCTGGGCATGCCCGAAACACCTGATGAGTACGAGGTGGATACAAGCCACGGTCTGTTCGAAGCGGATGGCGAGATCAACGCGCGCCTGTACGAAAAAGGTTTTACGCTGGAGCAGGTGCAGGCTGTTTATGATCTGGCGGCTGACAAGTTTGTGCCGATGATTTTAGAGCTGGCACAGGAGTTTCAAGCGGACCGCGAAGTCGAACGTCTGGTCGCAGCGTTCGGTGGTGAAGAAAAATGGCAACAAGTGTCTAAGCAGTTGCTTAGCTACGGTAAAAAGAATTTACCGCCCGAAGTATTGGGTAGCCTTGCAGGATCGTTCGAAGGCGTGATGGCGCTGTACCGTATGATGAAGGGCGAAGACGGCGCAATCGATCTAAGCTCTTTTAAAGGCGCCACAGAGAAAGGCGCAGGCAATGACCTGAATGCCATGATGCGCGACCCGCGTTACTGGCGCGACCGCGATCCGTCTTTTGTTCAGCAAGTCACCGATGGCTTTAAAAACAAATACCAGAACTAACCTTGCTGTACCTACGAAAAGAAAAAGGCGGGAGAGCATCCCGCCTTTTTTGAATTCTATGTTTCAGACCTTAAACCTGAGAATTGGCAAACTCGCCGGCAACATGATCATCGATCACTTGCTGGAATTTACGGCTGATTGTCTGGCTGAGCGGTTCGAAGTGAAGAGCCACTTTGCCATCTGCTTTTCTGACTACAGAGCCGCGATGGCCGACATCCAGAATAGTGTTGCGCAGTTTGAACTTCACAACAAAGTCGATGTCTTGATGAATGCCGAATAATCTGTCATCTGCCTGTAATAACAGACCGCTTAGGCTCCAGTTCTCGACAGGAAAAGTCTGGCCATGAATGACTACCACGCAGCGATCCATGCTGCGGCGTGGGTAACGGCGTTTCGTCTGAGTGGCATCATTACTTGTGTCTGCCTTCAGCGATGATATTAAATTCTGTAACATTGCAAATACTCCTTGCAAGGCTGTCTACTAAACAACCGCATTATATATAATACACACCGTATCTCTATTACCAGAAAATTTTAGAGCGAAGAGCTCTTATAAGACATTTCAACTATAAATATCTCATATATATGTATGTTTTGCAAATTCTTTGACAATAGTTATTGACAGATTAGGAATTTTGTCCTAAATTTGTTTTTATCAACGCCACAGCTGTATCTGCGCTATGCCGCTCTCTGTGGCTTTTTATTTTCTTCCCCTTGCTTTGAAGAAACTTGTCGCGGATCAGGAGAACGCGTGCATTTGCATGCGCCCTGATCCGCGATCTTTTCGCCCGTCCGTATGGCCGTAATGAATACGAGAACCGTCGACGCGCTTTTTGACATCAACACATATCAAGAAGAGGTCATTATCATGACAACAACTATTGATCAGGCTTTCGTAAAGCAGTTCGAACGCGAAGTGCACGAAGCTTTCCAGCGTCAGGGTTCCAAATTGCGGAATACAGTACGCGTTATTAACGAAGTCCAAGGCAGTGAAGCTGTCTTCCAGAAAGTCGGTAAAGGCACAGCCTCGACGAAATCAACACACGGCATGGTCCCTGTAATGAACCTGGATCACAGCGCTGTAACAGCAACGTTGCAGGATTTCTACGCAGGTGACTGGGTAGATCGTCTGGACGAGTTGAAAATCAACATCGATGAACGTCAGGTCATCGCCAATGCCGGTGCTTATGCCCTCGGTCGTAAGGCGGATGAGCTGATCATTAATAAGCTGGCATCTGTCGGTTCCGGTCAGGAAATTGCAGACGACAATGTCGGTATGACTTTAGACAAGGTTCTAGAGGCGTTGACAATGCTGGGCGATGCCGATGTTCCTGATGACGGCGAACGTTTTGCTGTTGTCGGCTGGAAGCAGTGGAGCGAACTGCTGAAAATCAACGAATTTGCGAGCGCTGATTTCGTTGGTGCAGACGAGCTGCCATACCAGATGACAATGCAAGCCAAACGCTGGCTGGGTACACTTTGGATCCCGCATTCAGGCCTGCCTGTAGATGGCAGCGATATCCGCTCCTGCTTCTGGTATCACAAAACAGCCATCGGCCACGCCGTTGCCGCAGATGTTGAAACAGACATCACATGGCACGGTGACCGCGCCGCGCACTTTGTGAACAACATGATGAGCCAGGGTACAGCACTGATTGATGCCACAGGCATCGTTGAAATCAAGTGCGACGAAACACCCGATTAAGCTTAGCCAATAATTCCAACTCAGGAGAATAACATGAGTTTTACAACATCTGATCTGAGTGTGCTGGCCTACGCCAATAACTTCACACTCTGGCACTACACCAGTATCGATACCGCCGCCGCAATCGAAGGTGCCGGTTACTTCAATAACGCAGTCGATATGCTGCGTGTGAATGATCTGCTGATCATCAACGTAGACACTGACGGCACCCCGGCCACTGCCTTTTACATTGTAACAGGCAATGATGGCTCCGCCGTTACTGTAACGGCCTACTCATAAGGCCGTATGGGCGCAGCTCTTGCCAGTCCTTTCCTCTTCCTCCCCTTAGCGTAGGTGGGGGCTGCGCCCGATTTCTTGACATAACGAATTATCTTGTTCTAGAACTAGTACTGTTTTTACGGAAATGGCAGAAGCATGAAAAAGAGATATTTAGCAGGTCTGGCCCTAGGCGGTTTAAGCTTGGTCGCCGTCGCGACGCAGGTTTTTGAAGAGGAGCCTTTGTTTACGGACGCTGAAATTCAGCAAGCACGTGAGCACGCAGAGCGCTATATCGCCAGAATTGAACAAGCACGCGAAGAAGCAGATCGTATGATCGCAGAGCTGAAAGAGGCGCAAAGACAAGAGCAAGCCAAAATGGATGCGATGTCTCCCGAAGAACTGGATGCCTATCTGGAAGAAAAGACAAAGATCCTGCGCAGAGTAGAAGAAGAGATGCGTGAATTTGAACGCCAGCAGACAATCAGGCGCGAAATGAACAGAAGCGATCTGCGCCGCTACGATATCTAATATCCGTCGCATTATAAAAGTTATACAGCCCGCCCCATGGCGGGTTTTTTATTGCCCGAATGAAGGAGAGTTCACTATGGCACTAACAGACATTGCCCTGTGCAGCAGGGCGCTTATCCGTATTGGCGCAGCGCCGATCAGCTCGTTCAATGACGACACGGCAGAATCCGAAATTGCGGGTGCATTATATGAACCGATCCGCGACGCCACGCTGTCGGCATATAGCTGGAGTTTTGCACTGGGACAGGTGGCGCTGACAAAACTCGAAACGCCGCCGGTGGCCGATTACAGTAACGCCTTCCAGCTGCCCAATGACTTCCTGCGCGCTTTATCGGCTGGCGCAGGCGGTAAAGGTCGCGGCTTGAAGTTCCGCATTGCCCGTAATGCCCTGCACACAAATGCGGATGAAGTGATGCTGACCTATATCTTCCGTCCAGACGAAAGTGAGTTTCCGCCATATTTCGATGCGGTGCTAATCTCCAAACTGGCAGCAGAATTTACAATCCCTGTCACGGAAAATACTTCCCGCGCCGAGGCCATGTACCGCCTTGCGCAAAACGAATTCGAACAAGCCCGCCAGATCGACGCGCAGCAGGATACGCCAGCCGCTATCGAGAGCTTCAGCTTGATTGATGCGCGTACCTGAGTTGTAAGTTTGACATAATATAAGAAAGTCTGTATTTTCGCGCATCTAACAAAAGGATGCGTGATGAAGAAACTTGCGATTATTTTAAGTGCTGCATTTTTGTTGGCGCAAGATGGAGCGCCCAACATTGTGACTGAAGCGCCGAAGAGAACACTTGCTGATATGACACCGGAAGAACAAATTATCCGTGTTGCTGAAATGGTGCAGGAGGCGCAAGATCAGTTGCGGCCTGAAAATATTGAGGCGCATTTGGACAAGCTTGAGCAAGAAGGGGCGTTTGAGGTTGAGGGCATTGACCGCGTTTCGGCGAGGGAAGAGATCATTGATACGCGTGAGTTTATACTTGATATGCTGCAGGATCTTCAAAGGGAATTTAAGTTGCAATACATGATC